CAGATCGAAGTATAAGAAAGGATGCGCGATGGTCAAAAAGAAGACCAAAACTCCTCGGACTCCCGAGGAAGCTGAGCGATTGGCTATCAGTGCTGCCATGGAACTTGCAACTCAGCAGATTCTCGACGGAACTGCTAGCAATTCGATGATCATTCATTTCCTCAAGCTGGGTTCTAGCCGTGAAAGGTTGGAGCAGGCCCGTCTTGAGGCTGACACAACTCTCGCTCGAGCCAAGGTTTCGGCACTTGAGTCGGCTGCTCGTACCGAGGAACTGGTTCAGGAAGCACTGGCGGCTTTCAAGGTATATTCTGGAGATTCAGATGCGGAGCTATGACGAACTCAGCCACCTACACACATTCGAAGAACGTCTCGAGTACCTCTCACTCAATGGAGCATTTTTCGGCGAGACCTTCGGTGGATCCAGATGGTTGAATCAGAGTTTCTACCAAAGCGATATTTGGCGAGAGGCTCGCACCCAAGTCATCGCAAGAGATCTTGGATGCGATCTCGGCCTTGAGGGTTATGAGATTCACGACGGCATTGTCGTGCATCACATCAACCCTCTAACGCCTCGTCAGTGTGAGAATTTCGACCCATGCATGTGGGATACCAACAATCTTATTTGCGTGAGTCGAGATACTCATAATGCAATCCATTACGGAACCAAGGCATTGGCTCTCGACAACTTCGATCCGAGATCACCCGGCGATACAAAACTATGGTAGGAGGCTAAATGTCGATTCTACATGACACAAAGACCTACCTCGGGTTGATGGAGGATGACACTTCATTCGACAGCGAAGTTAAGGATGCCATTGACAATGCTTTGGCGACCGCGACTCAGCTAAATCGCGAAGTTGGCGACCTATCGTCCGAGGCAGATTACCCCACTACGACTCTTGGCCGGATCCTACGTCAGTATGTGAACTTCTCAGTTCGCCTGATGTTTGATCCGCCGCAGACCTCGTTCGCCATCAAGGCAGTTGAGGCTTTGCAGAAAGAGGCGGAGTGGCGACTGACCATTCAATGATGGGAGAAAACCATGAGCGAAGAAACTCTGTCTCACTACGGTGTCCTCGGTATGAAGTGGGGCGTCCGTAAGAAGACTGAAAGCTCCGGCGGGGTCGGACTGCGGTCCGTCGACGAGAAGCGAAAGATCGGCGAAGCAGTCAATGCCGAGGCCTTCCGAAAGGAACGCGCTAAGGCTGAGAAGGCCGCTGAGAAGGAACGTAATAAGCACGAGTCCGAACTCAAGAAGGCCGCCAAGGCAGCGGCCCGTGGCGCTAAGAAGGCTGCGTCTGCACTCAAGAAGGGCGCTAAGGCTGCTTCCCAGAAGCATGCTGAAAACAAGGCTGCTCGGGCTAAGGCCGCGGCTGAACGGGCTCGTAAGAAGCTCGAGAACCAGAAACTTCGAGACGCGCGAAAGGCCGAAGCTGATCGCAAGAAGAAGCAGAAGGAAGCAGAGCGCGCTGAGAAGAAGCGAATCGCTGATGAGAAGAAGGCAGCGAAGGAAGCCGAGAAGAAGCAGAAGGAACTCGAGCGACAGCGAATTCCCAAGGGTGGTATTTCAAACGCCCTGCGGAAGGAAGCTCCTCGACATCTCTCTTCTACGGATCTCATCGAGCAGAACAAGCGACTGAATCTTGAGAAGCAGAACTACGAACTCAAGCAGAAGCTCAAGGAGTACGAGAATCAAAATAGGAGTGTTCTTGCTAAGACAGCTGACCTCTTCGTCGACGAGGCACGAAAGAACCTGACGAAGTATGCAGCTCGAACGGCAACGGACATGCTCACGGCGGCACTCGATTCCAAGCTTAAGGGTACGGAGTATGAGGGTGTTGCTGCGATGGCTAAGAACTCGTTCAACCTCGACGCAATCCTGAAGAACGCCGCCTCTTCGAAAGATAAGAAGAAGGATAAGAATTAGGTATGGCGCTATCAAACACCGCTACGCCTAAATACTACGCCCAGTTCCGAGAAAAAGTTCTATCTGGCGAAATCCCAGTCTCTCATACAATTGAGATGGAGATGAACCGGATCGATGACTTGATCGCCAACCCGAGATACTACTACGATGACGGAGCTATCGACGGATTCATCGCTTTCTGCGAAAACGAGATGACCCTTGTTGATGGTAGTGATCTAACACTTCTAGATTCCTTCAAGTTATGGGCCGAATCACTCCTTTCGTGGTTCTACTACGAGAAAGTGACGAAGTTCATTCCTGACGAGACTGGTCACAACGGTCGATATGTCCAGGTCGACATCAAGAGGCGCTTGGTTAACAAGCAATACCTGATCGTCGCTCGCGGTGCGGCAAAGTCCATGTACATGGCTTTCATCCACGCATACTTCCTGACTATCGACCCGACTACCACTCATCAGATCGCAACCGCGCCGACAATGCCGCAGGCTGAAGAGACACTGTCACCGTTTAAGACTGCAATTACGCGTGGTCGGGGACCTCTGTTCAAGTTCCTATCTGCCGGCACAGTCCATGCAACGGTCGGGGCGAAGGCCAACCGGTCTCTGCTATGTCCGACCAAGAAGGGAATTGAGAACTTCTCGACAAACTCCCTCCTTGAGGTTCGTCCAATGAACGTGGACAAACTTCAGGGTCTGAGATCGAAGGTAAATACCATCGACGAATGGCTGTCTGGCGACGTCAGGCAGAATGTCATCTCTGCTCTAGAGCAAGGCGCGTCGAAACTCAACGACTGGGTCATTGTTGCTGTATCATCCGAGGGTACTGTCCGAAATGGCGTCGGCGATTCCATCAAAATGGAATTACTTTCGATCCTAAAAGGCGAGTACTATGACCCGCATACATCTATCTGGTATTACCGACTGGATGATGTGGCGGAGGTCGGGGATCCAAACATGTGGATTAAAGCTCAACCCAATCTCGGTAAGACTGTGTCATATGACACATACCAGCGAGATGTCGCTAGGGCTGAGAATGTCCCCTCCGCGAGGAACGACATTCTGGCAAAACGATTCGGCATCCCGTGTGAGGGGTATACGTACTTCTTCAAATACGAAGAGACTATCCCCCACAACCCGCGAGAGTTCTGGCAAATGCCATGCGCCATGGGCGCGGACCTTTCTCAGGGCGACGACTTCTGTGCGTTCACGTTCTTGTTTCCGTTGTCCACTGGCGACTTCGGGGTTAAGACGCGAGCATACATCACTACTCGTACGTTCGACAAGCTTCCCGCTGCCGGCCGTGCCAAGTATGAGTCATTCATCCGAGAAGGATCGCTCCAGGTCATGGACGGAACAATTCTAGACATGATCGAAGTCTATATGGATCTTGATGAGTACATCTTAAGATCCGAGTATGACGTTCGAGCATTCGGGTACGATCCATACAACGCCAGAGAGTTTGTTGAGAGATGGTCCACGGACAACGGGCCGTATGGTATCCACAAAGTCATTCAGGGTGCGCGGACTGAGTCGGTTCCGCTTGGTGAACTCAAGAGCTTGGCCGAAGACCGAAGGCTCATCTTCGATCAAGAGCTATTCTCCTGGGCAATGGGTAACACCATCACCCTTGAGGACACCAACGGAAACCGAAAGATCTTGAAGAAACGAATGGATCTCAAGATCGACAGCGTCGCAGCACTCATGGACGCATGGGTTGCATACAAGAACCAGCTAGATGACTTCAGCTAATAGAGAGGAGGGTACATGGGTATAATGTCCCGATTGACTCGGGCGTGGAATGTGTTTGTGCACGACCACCCTGAGCGATACGCTCGGAGTAACTATAGCGAATATCGACCAAGTTATCGATCTATCGGAACGACGAATTTGGTCCAGACACTATACAACAAGATTGCGCTCGACGTGTCAAACACACCGATCCGGCATGTCAAGGTAGATCAAAATGGTAGATACGACAGCGAGAAAGATTCGAATCTGAACGAGTGTTTGTCTCTCATGGCGAACATCGATCAGACTTCTAACGCTCTCATTTACGAATTGGTTTACACAATGCTGGAAACCGGGAGCGCGGCTCTTGTTCCGGTCGATACCGACACCGCTCTGAACGAGGAAGGCTCTTTCGATGTCCTTTCTCTCCGAGTTGGACGAATTGAAAGTTGGTACACCGATTCTGTGGACGTCAATCTGTATAACGATCGCACCGGTAATCGAGAAACGATCCGTATCTCGAAGAATTCCGCTGCGATTGTATATTCGCCACTCTACGATGTCACCGCTGCGAACAACTCGTTGGCCAACCGGCTTGCACGAAAGCTCGACGCCCTCGACGCTATCGACAATTCAGCTCTCGGTAAGAAGTTGGATCTGATTATTCAGCTTCCATACTCTGTCCGAGGCGAACTTCGACAGCAGCAAGCCGAGACTCGACGCGAGGCGATCGAACAGCAGCTTCGAAATTCGGAGATTGGCGTTGCGTATGTCGATGGAGCCGAGAAGATCACACAGCTTAACCGTCCGGTTGAGAACAATCTTCTCGATCAGGTCAAGTACCTTTCGGAGCAGCTTTACAACGCTCTCGGCTTCACTGAGAGCGTGTTCAACGGCACGGCTGATGCTGAGACCAATCTGTCTTACTACAACCGAACAGTCAAGCCGATTCTCGATACTATCACGAAGTCGGCAACCATGGTCTTCTTGACCAAGACTGCTCGTTCTCAGGGTCAGAGGATCATCTACGTGAGGGACCCGTTCGCGGCAACCTCACTAGACAGCATCGCTTCGATGGCTCAGACGTTCATAACCAACCAGGTTATGACGCCGAACGAGATCCGATCCATCATCGGCTTGCCGCAATCCACAGATCCCAAGGCGGATCAGTTGGCCAATCCGTATACGTCATCCGCAAACGCGGATCAACGGTCAAACAACGACCAGGAGGTTCAAAATGGCAGCGCCTAATGACGTCGCCGACTTCGACGGGTGGGCAACCGTCGCAGGCATCAAGTGCTCCGATGGGCGTGTTATCTCTCATCACGCATTTGAACAGAACGATGGGGCTGTCGTGCCTCTCGTTTGGCAGCATGGTCACGACAACGTGACTAATGTTCTCGGGCATGCCCAGCTCGAGAAGAAGCCTGAGGGTGTTTACGCTTATGGATTCTTCAACGGATCCCAGCAGGCCGAACACGCTCGCGAACTTATTGAGCATGGTGATGTTACCGCCATGTCGATCTTCGCGAACAACCTCAAACAGAACGGCAATGTTGTCCAGCATGGCAACATCGTCGAGGTGTCGCTCGTCCTCAAGGGCGCTAACCCAAAGGCGACAATCGAGAACGTCACTATGTCCCACTCTGATGGTGAGGGCTACTCTGCGATCATCAAAATGGGTGACGGTGACGTGACGCACGAAGACTTCGAGGGCTCCGAGGAATCGGACTCCGAAGATGAGTCCTCCGATGAGGACAAGACCATCGGTGAGATCCTTTCCACACTCACCGAAGAGCAGCTTGAGGCCGTCAATTACCTCATTGCTGCTGCCATCGATGGGGAGTCTGAAGACTCCGAAGAGACCAACGAAGAAACTGAGGAAGATATGAAGCACAACGTCTTTGAGGGCGACAAGACCCCCGAGAACACTCTGTCTCACGCAGCTTTCGCCGAGCTTGTCGAGACAGCCAAGCGAAACAACACCACCCTGCTCGACGAGCTGAAGCATGCTGATTACGGTATCGAGAACATCGGCTACCTCTTCCCGGATGCCAAGAGCATCACGGATGAGCCCATTACTCTCGACCGCGATCAGTCTTGGGTCTCCGTCGTCATGAACGGGACCAAGCACTCCCCCTTCGCTCGTATCAAGTCGGTCCTCGCGGATATCCGCGATGACAAGGCCCGAGCTAAGGGTTACGCGAAGAAGGCTCAGAAGAAGACCGAAGAGGTCATCAAGCTTCTGACCCGTACGACGTCTCCCACGACGATCTACAAGAAGCAGAAGCTGGATCGCGACGACATCGTCGACATCACCGACTTCAACGTCGTCTCTTGGCTCAAGAACGAGATGAAGGGTAAGCTGAACGAGGAAATCGCTCGAGCCATCCTTATCGGAGATGGTCGCCAGATCACCGATCCTGACCGCGTCGACGACGAGGCCATTCGTCCCATCCTCAAGGAGAACGACCTCTACGCGATCCACAAGTCGCTCGAGTCCAACACCACGGATGAGACTCTTGTGGACGACATCGTCCTGGCATCGGCCGAGCTTGAGGGTTCCGGCTCTCCGACGCTCTTCATTGCGAAGAAGCGCCTGGTCAAGATGCTTCTCCTGAAGGACAAGAACGGTCGCCGTCTGTACGAGACCGAGGCATCCCTCGCGGGCGCCCTTGGCGTCTCCAAGATCGTGACCATTCCTCAGTTCGAGGGACTGGAGCACGAGATCAGGGGTGCTAACCACGAGCTTCTGGCTATCGTGGTCGACCTGCGCGACTACACGATCGGTTCGAACGCTGGTGCGGAGCTCGGTATGGCCGAGTCCTTCGACATCGACTTCAACCAGTACAAGTACCTGATGGAAACCCGCCTGTCAGGCTCCCTGACGGCACCGTACTCGGCCCTGACGATTTCTCGCAAGAAGGCGTGATCCTATGTCGAGGTTTAGCGGCAAGCTAGGCTTCGTGATGACGCATGAGACGGAGGAAGGTGTTTGGCTAGAGAACTTTGTTGAACTTCCGGCTAAGGGGACTATTCGTAGTCTCTATGTCAGGAACGACAACTCTTCTTCTACCAACACCAACCTCCGTCTCACCAACGAGATCAGCATCCTGATTGACACGAAGATCGTGACCTACCTCGAGACTCTGAAGTACGTAGTATGGAAGGGTTCAAAATGGGAGGTACAGTCGATCGGTGTGAACTATCCACGGCTTACCATCAATCTAGGAGGTCCGTATGCGCACGTATAGGGATCTCCTACACTTACTTCAGCAAGCGGTCCAACACAACAGGGTATATTTCCAGCCTCCGGAAAATCTGAAGATTGGATACCCGGCTGTTGTCTTCCACTTGTCGAAGATAGAAATTGACCGTGCTTCCGATGTACCGTATAAGGGCGCCAAGGAATACTCGGTCACTCTCATCACCAAGGATCCAGAGCCAGACGTGATCGACGAAATCCTCAAGATCCCGTATTCGTCTTTGGATACGACATACATCTCGGACGGAATGAACCATTTCGTCTTCACTGTTTACCTTTAAGGAGGGTATTCTATGGCACAGATCAAGTGGGACGAAGAGGGCTCCCATCTCTATCACACCGGCGTCAGTAAGGGCGTTCTGTTCCCATTCGACACTGCTCAGAACCGCTACGGTACTGGCGTCGCTTGGAACGGTCTTAAGACTGTCACCGAAACACCCGAGGGTGACGAGGCGTCAGATATTTATGCCGACAACCTCAAATACCTGACCCTGATGTCGGCTCCGTCGTTCAAGTTCACGATCGAGGCTTATACCTACCCCGATGAGTTTGCCATCTGCGATGGCACCGCTCAGCTGGTTAAGGGTGTTAACCTCGGTCAGCAGCCGCGTACGCGATTTGCGTTCAGCTACTGCACGCGACTGGGTAACGATACCAAGGGTGACGCGTTTGGGGAACTGCTTCACATCATCTACGGTGCTTCGGCAGCTCCGTCCGAGCGTGCGTACAACACCGTTTCTGACAGCCCGGAAGCCATCTCCTTCTCTTGGGAGTGCTCGACCATTCCGGTCCAGGTCGACGGATTCCAGCCGGTTTCGGTTGTTACGATCGATTCCTCGAAGCTGGAGACCGCGAAATACAAGAAACTCACGGACAAGTTGTATGGTGTCGCCGCTGGCGGCGCCGGTACACCCACACTTGTCCTGCCCAACGAGATTCGCACCCTGCTGGCGTGATTTCGCTGGAGCTTGATTTCCCGGGGGAGGAACGATTCGACGAACGCACAAACACGTTCGTTACAATGGAGCCGTACGCCATTACTCTTACGCATACTCTGTCTGCGGTGGCCGAGTGGGAATCGGTCTATAAGCGGTCGTTCCTGGAAACCCCACCACAGACTGGTGAAGAGTTGGTGTACTACATCCGTTGTATGTCAGACAAACCCCTCCCCCGGGATTTCATCAAAAGACTTGACCAATCGGTTCAAGTCAAAATAGCAGACTATTTGTCTGACAACGCAACTGCGACAGTTCTCATGAACCCGCCCTCGAATGGCGGCCCGCGCGACACCATGACCAGTGAACTGATTTACTGGTATATGTCTCAACTGGGCATTCCGTTCGAGTGTGACAAGTGGAATTTGAATCGGCTACTCACGCTGATTCGACTCGCAGCCGCAAAGCAGAACAATGCAAAGCCGGACGCCAGAGCCTCTGCAGCTCAGCGTGCGGCTATAAACCAAGCCCGTAGGGCTAGAACAGGTAGTAAAGGATGATTGACATTCCCGCTGACGCTCAGCGTCCCGCCGGACCCGATCCGCACGAGGACAACGATCGCGCAATTTTTGAGGGGGCGCGATCTTGAGCAAGATTGATGAAGTTCTTAATCACGCCGCCTACCGCATCGGGTATTACGCGCCCGACGACCCCGAACCCGGTTCGGAGGCAGGCCGTTGGCTTGCCAACAAGATGGGCCAGCCTTGGTTGGCCGGCCCTTCGGAATCTGTTTGGTGGTGTATGGCTTTCGTCAGCATGTGTTTTGACATGGCTGGTGAAATCGATGCTATTGGCGGATTCTCCTACAACACCGACGTCACGAAGAACCGCATGGCGAAGGTCTCCATCGAGGATGCTCAGCGTGGCGATGTAGTCCTCTTCGATTGGGATCAGGACGGCGCGACTGACCACGTCGGCATCGTCGAGGCTAATCTCGGCGACGGCTGGCTTCAGACGATCGAAGGCAATACGAGCCCCTCGAATGCAGGTTCTCAGTCTGCGGGCAATGGTGTGTACCGTCGTCAGCGCAGCTGGGGCATCGACTGCGTGCTCCGTCCGAAGTGGTCTGATGAAGAGACCGAGGACGTTTCTGAGGGCACGAACTCGATGACCGATGCTTGGTGGGGTCGTGCGACCACGTACGCTCTCCAGGCTTCGCTCAACACTCCTGCCGACGGTATCATCTCCGGTCAGGATCCTGACGTTGAGGATGATGTCACACGAGCCGGTACTGGTTGGGAGACCGAAGAGGATCCCGAGGGTTCTCAGGTTATCGAGGCGCTTCAGGAGAAGCTGGGCGTTGATGTCGATGGTCTCGTCGGCCCCGACACCATTGCAGCTCTCCAGCAGCACCTCAAGAACTGCGGACACGACCTCGAGGTCGACGGTGTCGCAGGCTACCGTACGGTGGAATGCCTGCAGTATGAGCTGTCTAACGGCACGCTCTGGTCTTAAAAGAAAGGAGGGCCGTCATGATCGAGATGAAGTTCGACGCTGAGTTCGACATGTCAAAATGGTTGACACAAGTCAAGAACAAGAAGCTTCGTGACGTACTGGCAACTGCTGGTACTCGAGGCGTGGCGGCCCTCCGGGCCAATACCCCGGTTGGTACCGGGAAGACTGCCGCTTCTTGGCAGTATAAAGTCAAGGAGACCAAGCGAGGCGTTAAGATCGTTTGGTATAACACAAACATCGTGTCTAAAGTCCCTATTGCGATCATTCTGCAATACGGACATGGGACACGTCAAGGCGGCTACGTCCAGGGTAAAGACTATATCAACCCCGCGATGAAGCCCATATTCGACGAAATCGACCGAATGGTTGGGAGGGCCATCAATGGGTAAGAGTATTGAGAATAAGGTCGTCTCTCTCGAACTGGATGACTCTAAATTCACAAGTCGAGTAGACGGAGTTCTCCATAACGTTGACCGTCTGAAGTCTGGAATGAACTTCAAGCAGTCGACTGACGGTCTTGACAATGTCGGTAAGGCAGCCCAAGATGCTTCAAGGCATATGGGCGGTATCGCGGACGGCGTTAAAAACGTAAACACATCGATTGTCAACAATTCCACAACCGCCGCCGCTGCCACAGCTAATGTCGGTGCCGCGGCGAAGATTTCGTCGACTAATTTTTCCATGCTCGCGGGCGCTGCTTCCGTGGCCATGGGTAACATCGCATCCAAGGCTCTCATGGCCGGCGGATCGGTGCTTTCCTCGTTCACATTCGGACCTATCCTGGATGGTTTCCGTGAATACGAGAACCAGCTTAACGCGGTTCAGACTATTCAGGCTAATACATTCAGTAAGGGTGAGACCACTGCGACAATCAACGCAGCTCTCGACGAATTGAACGCTTACGCGGACCGAACCATCTACTCGTTCACCGAGATGACACGCAATATCGGTATGTTCACATCTGCAGGTGTAGGGTTGAAGGATTCGGTTGCCGCGATTAAGGGCCTGTCGAACGTCGCAGCAATGTCCGGCTCATCTTCTGAGCAAGCCGCAACGGCAATGTACCAGCTGTCTCAGGCGCTTTCGACAGGCTCTGTAAAACTTCAAGACTGGAACTCAATCGTTAATGCCGGTATGGGTGGCGAGCAGTTCCAGGAAGCACTTAAGCGTACCGCACGAACATACGGCGTCGAAGTCGACAAGATGATCGACAAGGCCGGCTCGTTCCGAAACTCGCTTAAGGACGGATGGCTCACATCCGAGATCATGATCGAGACTCTGACCCAGTACACTGGCGATTTGTCTCGCGAACAGCTGCTAAGCGCCGGTTACACGGAGCAGCAAGCTGACGAAATCATGAAGCTCGCCGAGACTGCCAACGATGCTGCTACGAAGGTCAAGACTTTCTCGCAGCTCATCGACACAACGGCCGAAGCACTTGGTTCGGGATGGGCTTCCATCTTCCGAACGATCTTCGGAGACTTTGAGCGAGCTCGAACCATGTGGACTGCCGTGTCTGATGTGGTAAACGCCGGAATCGGAACGTTCTTCGACGCCATTCAGGGTATTCTCGACCGCTGGGATGAACTCGGTGGTTGGGAGGAATGGTGGTATGGTCTCGGCGAACTCTGGCTCGCAATCGCCAAGCCTCTCAAGGCCATCGGCGAGGGCTTCTTCAGCGCTTTTCAAGGCGATGCCGGCAAGGCTCTGTATGATTTCTCGTACTACTTCCGTCATTCGATCTCGCAGTGGCTGATGATGTCTGACGACTTCGCCAACAACCTTGGTAAGATCTTCAAAATGGCAGGCGAATTGATCTCGCCAGTCCTTGAGGTTCTCATCGGGTTTGCCTCAGCGATTGTCCAGATTGGCGTGGCTGCATTTAAGATCGGTGTGATCCTCGCGGGGATCTTTGTCAAGCCGATGATCCTTATCGCCGCGAAGGTTGGGGACATCGTCTCAGTCTTCAGCGACTGGTTTGGTCAGATGCTTGGGGGAACTGACATCCTCGGAGGCCTCGCCAAGGTCCTTGACTGGATTGTCGACAAGTTCCAGAAGCTCGCTGACTGGATGTACGCTATTGCGGACGTCACGATCACACCAATCTTTGACGGACTCAAGGTTGTAATCGAGGCAGTACTCAAGCCGCTCGGTGAATTCATTGAGACGATCAAGAAGGCGACTTCAAACGTATTCAAGCCTTTCGGCGACGCGGTGTCGAATGTCTTCGGCGCGATCTTCGGTTTCGCTTCTGGAACTGGTGGTCCGATGGAGAAGATCAAATCTGCCTTCGGCGGGTTCGGGACTGGTTTCCTCGAGAACATGACCAAGCTCGCAGACGCTATCGGACCCAAGTGGTCTGAGAAGGTCAAGGCTTTCTCCGATTCAATTCTCCCAATCAGTGAGACCATCGGCAAGCATCTTGGTGGTGCGGTCGAGAGCGCTGGTAAGGGGATCAAGAAGTTCTGGGACGACGCGTCTCCCAGGATGGCCGAGGCCTGGTCTGAATCCACCAAGCGAATGAAGGACTCAATCTCCGGGGTCGGTAAGGCCTTCGGTCGAGCCGGCGACACCATCTCCAAGACGTTTGCTCCTCAGGTTCAGGCAGTCAAGGAGTTTGGTAAGGCTCTCGGAGACATCTTCACAAACATCGGAACGCATCTCGACAACAACACATTCCTGTCGTCCATCGGCGATAGCTTCAAGAACATGATGAATGCGTTTGGTCCATTTGGATCTCTCATTAACGGCATCGTCGATCTGTTCGGGAAGTTTGGGGATCTGACCAAGTCTATATTTGGTGGATTCAGCGACGAGGCGAATGGCGCTGCGAGCGGACTGTCGACTTTCGGGAAGGCAGCCTCCGCTGCGTTTGACACTCTCGGTGTCGTCGGCGGGACTATCTACACCGCAGCTACTGGCATTGTCGAATTCTGCTCGTCGGTTGTTGAGGCCATCGCGAATCTGATCGATTGGCTTACCAAGGGTATCGATGGCATCAAGAAGTTCGCTTCCGAATCTCAAGCATTCGACTCGTTCAAGAAGAATGTCGGAAAAGCCTTTGCGAATGCCGGTTCGATGATCCAGACTTTCTGGTCTGGTCTCGGTTCCAGCCTCAAGGACTTGTCGATTTCTGATCTCTTGAGCGGGGCACTGCTTGGCGGTGGTCTTGGTATGGGATTCAGGACCCTTCAGACCGTACTGGGTCAGTTCACGAAGGTCACTGATTCGTTCAGCGGAATGTTTGACAAGTTCGGCAAGATTGGTGAATCGATCTCTGGAGTCTTCAACTCGCTGACCAGTGCTCTGAAATCCATGCAGGAAGTTATCAAGGCTAAGGCTCTTCGCGAAATTGCGATCAGCGTCGGTATTCTTGCTGGCTCGTTGTTCATCCTCGCGATGATCCCCGCACCTCGACTCATTCAGGGTGCGGTCGCCATCGGCGTCCTGACTAAGATCCTTCTCGTCGCTCTGACTCAGATCAGCGAGATGAAGATTAACAAGATGCAGATCGCAGGCGTCATCGGAGCAGTCATGGCTTTGTCCGTTGCTGTTCTTCTGATGTCGATATCGGTTGGTATTCTTGGATCTTTGAAGTTGAGTACTGTCGCACAGGGTATCGGGGCTGTAATGGCCTTGGTCCTCGGCATGACGATGGCTGCGAAGCTCTTGTCCAAGGATTCTAAGACGATGATCCAAGGCGTAGGGTCCATGGTCGCGATGGCTATTGCCATCAACATGCTCACGATTCCGATTATCGCACTGGGTCTACTCCCAATCAAGGTTATTGCTCAGGGGGTCATCGCCATCGGTGTTCTTATGGGAATTCTGGTTGGCTTTGTGTATCTGATGAACAAGGCCACTAAAGATCTCGTCAAAATGGCATCCATTTCGCTCATGTTGGTCGCGTTCGCAGCCTCGATTCAAATGCTTGTGGGCGCGGTTGCGGTAATGGGTTACATGGACATGACCAAACTATTCCAAGGTATAGTTGGTTTGTCGGCAGTGGTTCTGTTGCTAGTGGCTATCGCGAATCTGATGCCCCCGACCGCCATCGCCGGAGCGGGGTCTTTGATCCTGACTGCAATCGCGATGAACATCGCAGTCGGGGCTATCGTACAGATGGCTGACCATAGCTGGGGTGAGATCCTCAGCTCGATGGGTAAACTGCTACTTGTCGTTGCGGCTATTGTCGCAGTGGCATCTGCAGCTCAGGGTGCTATAGTCGGTATTGCGTCACTTACTCTGCTGAGTTTCGCTCTGGGTATGTTCACCTCAGCCTTGTCGAATGTTGCCGGACTCAGCTGGGATGCTCTCAGCAACGGTCTATTGGCAATCGGTGTTGGACTCGGTATTCTGATTGCAGCGGGGTACCTCGCTATCGGTGCTGCCCCGGGTCTGATCGCTCTGGCAGTCGCCATCGGCGTTCTTGGTTTGGTCATCATTGGCATTGTGGGAGCTATTTCCATTCTGGTTATGATCTTCACAACGTTTATCGCAGTCGTTTCTCTAGCGGGACCGACCATTGCCGCTGGTATTACCGCCATCGCGGCTGGTATTGCGGCGGCAGCAGCGATCATCGCAGCAGCAGCACCCGCGATCCAGGCAGCATTGATCGGTGTCTTTACCGCTTTCGAGAATGCTGCACCAGCATTTGGTAACGCCATCGCGGCTCTAATTCGGTCGCTCATCCCTGCTGTGAATGAATTGATTATCTTGGCTGGCGTTGCCATCAGGCAGCTCATCAGTCAGATCTATCAAATCATCAAACAGAAGATGCCGGAACTCGTGCAAATCGTTACACTCACGATCTCCGGTATTCTGCAGGCGCTTCGCAATGTCTGGCCTGAGTTCTTGAAAACGCTCCTTGATATGTTGGATCAGTTCTTCTTGGCAATTGGTGAGAACATCCCCAAGTTCGCTGCGGCGTTCCAGTTGATTCTGACCGGACTCATCGGTCTGATCAAGACAAATGTCCCACTAATTGTCGAGGCATTCCTGGCCCTAGTGCAAGCTATGCTCGATGGCCTTGCAACTAAGATCCCCGATCTGATGACGTCTGGCGCGAACCTCATCGCGGCGATGATCAAAGGTATTGCAGCTCAGTCTGTGACCATCATCAACGCTGCGTGGGATGCGGTCATCACGTTCATCAATGGATTTGCGGATGCGATCGATCAGAAGGGACCGGAGCTTCAAGCCGCGGTCAACAAGCTGATCTCCGCCATCATCAGATTCATCAAGAATGGTCTGACTGGCATGGCCAATACTTTTGCACCACATGCAAGCTCCATCGGACGTAACATCATCAACGGCGTTATCAACGGCGTGTCTGGCGCTGCCGGGGCCCTGTACAACAAGTTACGCAATGTCGCCTCGAGTGCTCTCAACTCGTTTAAGAGTACTCTTGGTATCCACTCGCCTTCGCGTGTATTCGCGACTGCGGCTGGGTTCATTGTGGCAGGTATTGTGCAGGGCATCGACAAGAACCAGTCTGACGCAGTTGATGCGATGTCTGGTCTTGGCGACGACATGGTGAATGCAATGGCCAACCTGGATACCGATTGGAATCCTGTCATCAAGCCGACTGTCGACCTCTCTGAGGTAAACGGTCTGCAAGATCTCACGATGAACGACCTGAGTGCGACTGTTGTCGGAACTTCGGTTCAAAATGGCAGCCAAACCGCGCAGGAGATTCGAGCTCTTCGAGACGAACTGCGTAACAACCAGAAGCCGATGGTCTTCAACCAGTACAACGAATCACCAAAGGCGCTCGATCTTAATGACCTGTACCGTCAAACCGAGCGCCAACTTGAACGAATGAATAGGATTTAACCGCTCATGACATACACGAAGGTTGTTGTAAACACTAGCACCGGTTTAACGATGCCTTTTAACCTGAACCGCGTTGATCGGGGATGGGTTGCTCAAATCTTGAACGGCACCTTCGGCTCAAACCGAGAATATAACTTTACGGGGAACACCGTTACTACGATGTCTGAAAGACAGATCGACATCAACATGCGTCTGACTCCCGCTGTACCAATCCCAGAGCGACCTGCGCGATATTATCTCGATTACCTATCCTCGCCGAGAATCCATACGGTCGAACTTACCGATCCGAATCTGACAGTCCCGGTGGTAACATATTCGAAAAACGAGACGACTACGTATACCAAGCCGACTATCTCGTATAGTCCCGTGAACCCATTTCTTCAGGCCTGCGTTATCCGCGAACTTAAATACAACTACAGCGAATCGCCAGCCACGATCGAATTCACTATTTCGACAAAGCTGCCGATTATGTACGGGTACGCATTCACGTTGTACATGGGTCTCGGAAACCAGAATTGGTTCCAGGGGTTATCAGATGTGATTTCAACAATCCAAACAATTGCCCCGAATATTGGTCCGGTCGACCTTCGCCAACTAAAGCTGTCACTTCCGGCCATCGGAAACCAGAAATACAGGATTTTCGATGACGCAATGAACGAACTGTTCGGAGCACTCCTCCAGGGTAATTCATCTACGAACCCCGGAGTGTTCACTATGAACGGTCTGATCGACGGAACCCGACGGTTTAGTATTGAAGGCGGATATGATGCGAATGCGGCGGCATGCGTGTCCTACCACGCATATCCGGCTTTCGACATTAGAGATCTGAATACCTGGTTGCGAAAACTAAAGCAACCACCGAAGATTGCGCTCGATGATGTTGGTAACGGGTACGCAAAATTCGAATTTGTCATGGTACGAAAAGGTTTGTAATAATGCCGAACACAATTCAAGTATTAAGTGGGAAATCATTTGGAACATTTTCATCACTCCCAGTGTTTGACATGCTTATTAAAGAGGGATTATACACGGCTTCACTAACCTTTAGATCTAAAGGCGTGTTTCCGTATCCCCCGGGGACAGTGGTGTGTTGCTTCATCGCAACCCAGACCCCATTTGTAATCGAAGAGATGACATATGATTCTAACGGCGTCAGTGAAGTTCGGTGCATTTCGGTTTGGGAGCTGCTTAAGCGTCGACATACTGGCCCGCTTCACTCCCAAATGGTGATTGAAACATTCCAGCCGGTTGGCTATTTGCAATCGTTTTTGGTCGAGATCAATAAAGACCCAAATCGATGGTTTGTATACTGGCTGGAACCTGACATCCCGTTGGGATTCGATGATTATACCGTTACATACGACCCATCCAAGAGTATATACGACCACGTATACGAAGCTGCTCTATACAATCAGTTGTACCTCACGTCTTCTATTAAGTCGACATGGAATAACACCGGTAACGTGAGTGTTGCGCTTGGGTTAAGATCGTTAAATACAGAATCAAGAATTTTTGATATCGGTCCTCTGGATTCTGTTACGACTAGGCTGACGCGTAGACTCCCGTCAAACCCTACTCACTGGTTTATTGAACAGACCAAAGACTATGGTGTATGGAAGATGGCCTCGCGAGGCCGCATTCGTACCTGGTACGAGAATCGTGCATATATGCAGAACACGACAGACTGGAAGGGCGCGTATCGCTACGAGTCAGGCCTAGCTGGTAGTAAGGACCAGGAATGGGGTCAGACTACGGAAAACATTCGTTGCGAGCCGCTCAAATCAGTTGTTGTCGATATTGATGAAATCCCATCTGAAAGCTTTACCAACCTGACTATCGGAAAACCTGTCTCGGCGGTCACGTTGGGGGTCATGTTCACGGGGTATGTCATCGAGAGGACCATTAGCGGCGGGGATCTGACCACATATTCAGTCAAGATCCAACCGGATCGATTCTACGAAAACGGCGAGGAGGTAACCGATAAATGGATTTGACAAAGATCGCCGAATCAGCGAATCTATTACTTACAACAGTACTCAGCGGTCCCGGAATCTGGGCGTGGGCGAAAACACGAACCCAGCGCAACACCTCCGAAGCCAAGCTACTGCTGCAAGTATCCAAGAATCAGCTTGTGTCGCAAGGCCGCGAATACCTAAAGCGCGGATACATCACGATGGATGAGTATGAGGAATACGAATTCGAATACCAGGTGTACTCGGCTCTGGGCGGAAATGGTCTGGCACGCCGAGTATTCGAACAGGTAGACGATCTACCTATGATGCCCAATGGCATTGAAGGAAGGAAGAACCAATGAACAATCAGGCCTACGATATTCTCAAGCGAGTTGCTATTATCGTCATCCCAGCACTCGCGACGTTTGTCAACGCGGTTGGTATCGTCTGGGGTGTCCCATACACCAACGAGGCGACCGCCACGATCACCGCGTTTGGCGTCTTCCTCGGGGCGGCTCTCGGCATCAGCTCCAAGAATTACGAACCCGAGACTCACGGCAACCTCGTCGTGACGAAGCATGATGACGTCTACGCGGACTTCGCAGCTGATCCTGCGAACCTCAAGGATGGCGACACCATCGTCCTGAAGGTGACCAAGCCTTAGGAGTAAGAAAAACGTTCGGCATAGTGAGTACTACCCACTCTACACGAAAGGACTCACCATGTCTAACGTCGAACGCCTCTACGAACCTGAGGACCTCGAGAACGAGGTGCTTAACTGGCTCGGTGGAGAGGACCCGTCGACCAGTGAGTACACCACTGCTGTTGGTAACCTCGAACGACTGCACAAGCTCGTTAAGGACTCTGACCTTAAAGAGAAGCTTATGCCTTCGTCCGAGACCATTGCCAACGGAGTGGTGTACTTGCTCGGTCTTATGGCGGTCCTCAACTACGAGCAGACACACGTTCTTGCCTCAAAGGCATTTTCGATGCTGAAGTTCCGTAAGTAGAACTGCTCGAAAGTCTATAATCTTAAAACCTAGGATTATAGACTTTTTCCTTTGTCATATATTTTACGCGGCGAATAATGAGAACTATTCAACATTCTATTCGAAAGGAATAGCCATGCTTTACACCGCCATTTCCATCCTCAATGGATTCGCTTTCCTCAGCACACTTATTGTGCCGATTTGGGCGATCTTCCTGATTGGAGTTGCTGGTTACCTGGCATTTCTGGATAATTGAACACTCATCCTATAGCCCCAAAAACACGGGTTATAGGCTTTTGTAGCATATTTTACGCGGCGAATAATGAGAACTATCAACCCTCTTTGAAAGGAAACACCATGTTCCCTACGCTGACCATCGTCCTCGCCATCGTTAGCCTCGTCTCCATCGCGAAGGCTGCTCAATACAAGACTCAGATCGAAAAGATCCAGAAGTCCACCTGGGCAGTCTTCGATGATATGGACTCGAACGCTACCGCGACCGAGACCCTCGATAACCTCATGCGTAAGATCTGGCACGCCCTCTACGACTGATCTTACTCTCACCTATAACCCCTAACACGGGTTATAGGCTTTAATTAGCATAAACTAACACAAACTAACACAAACTTTACACAACTAATAATGAGAACTATCAACCCTCTTTGAAAGGAACCATCATGTTCAACGCTCTGACCATCTTTGTCCTCATCCTCCTCACCATCTCTTTCGCCTACAACATCTGGCTCGCCTATGTTGCTGACCGCTACGAGACCACCATCAAGAAGGTGGGCGCCTCGTACGTCCGCGCATACCGCGACCTCGCTGAAGGCGAGACCAAGGCTGAGGTGCTGGACACCCTCATGCGTGACCTTGATCACGACCTCAATGACTGAAACCCTCAACCCCCTATAACCCCTAACACGGGTTATAGGCTTTATTGGCATATTTTACGCGGCGAATAATGAGAACTATCAACCTATTTGAAAGGACCACTCTCATGAACTTCAACCGCAACCACGCCATGATTTGCCTCTCGGTTTTGTCCGCTGCCCTGTACTGCAGGTACGTGTACCTTGCCGGCATCTTGGAAGGTACTCGGAAGGCTAATCGTAAAGCCCTGAACTCGGCTCACGATTACCTCCAGAACACCTACCACGATCGCGTCAAGACTCTGCTCGATATCTGCTCGGACAGCGACATGACCGAAGACACTTTCAATGACGTCTGCGATCTCATGGATTGCCCGCTCTGATACTCAACCCTATAACCCCTAACACGGGTTATAGGCTTTTGTAGCATATTTTACGCGGCGAATAATGAGAACTATCACCCCTCTTTGAAAGGACCACTCTCATGTCGAAGTACGCTTACTCCTTCGTTGCCGCCGCTACCCTCGCGATTGCAGCACCTGTATTCTACAACCTCGGCAGGATTGAACGCACTGTATTCTACAGCAAGACGTTCAACTACGCCTGCTACGGTAAGAACCAGATGCTCCGCAAGCTCTGCGTGGAGCTCATCAACAAGGATCTCAAGCTCACCATGAGCCTCCCTGACCTTGAAGAAAACTGAACCTCAAAAGCTCTATAACCCCTAACACGGGTTATAGGCTTTATCGGCATATTTTACGCGGCGAATAATGAGAACTATCAACCTCTTTGAAAGGACCATTACCATGTCTACCATCATCACCTTCCTGGTTGGTGCCATCGCCGTCATCCCGTTCTGGTGCACGTTCGGTGCCATTCTCCACGCTTTTGATATCGATCAGAAGATCATCACGATCTGGACCGATGATTTTGAGTGGAAGCTGGCTCCCGTCTACGCCATTATCGTCATGTTTCTGCTTCCCGCGATCGGCGCTTACACGATTGTGAAAGTCGCACTAGACAACGCCTTTGATCGTTGATCGCCCCTCCCCCTATAACCCCTAACACGGGTTATAGGCTTTCAGCAGTCAAAATAGGAGTCAATCATGCTTGCCATTCTCTTGTCCATCGTCGCAATCTCGATGCCGTTAGTCATATGGGCCGGACTGAACCTTATGGCCTCTATCGCCGAGTACCAGGAGAACCCTGTGATCGAGATCGTCGAAGAGTATCGCAAAAAGTACCCCGATACTAATGAGAACTAACCACTCAAGAAAGGAACTCACCATGTCCAACTCGAACGAACTCGAAGAGACCACCACGAAGACCCCTCTCTCGGACCGCATTAAGTCGGTCGCCGAAAAGAGCATCCCGGTCGCTAAGGTTGCTGCCCTTAGCTCCGTCGCTATCTTCTTTGGCGCTATGACCATTGCCGGTCTGTGTGCGTCCTCGGACTCCTCCGACGACGAGTGACACCATCCCTCTGAGAACACTCTCAACCTATAACCCCTAACACGGGTTATAGGCTTTGACGGTATATTTTACGCAGCTCCTAATGAGAATTATCAACCCTCTCTGAAAGGAACTCCCATGTCCGTCAAGCTCATCAACACCATCGATCTTGTCACCTGCGCCCTCATCGCGCTCGCCGGGGGTTACTTCGTCGGATTCACCGGCGCTACTAATCACTACAAGCGCCTCTTCCGCACGTCGTACACCTCCAACGATCCCGCTGAAGTCGATAAGGCCAACAAGACTCTTTGCCGCAAGCTGCACCTCAAGGTACAGTACCCCAACGAGAACTGATCTCACCCCACCTATAACCCCTAACACGGGTTATAGGCTTTACTTGAAAGGAAGCACTACCATGACCCTGCGTTACATCAACGACATTTCCGAAGTCGACCTCAGCGTTCCCGAAGGATCGCTCATCTCGATCTCGCTTGCTCACTCAGCGCCCGTCCGTTCGAATGCCATTGAGACGACTGCTCTTGGCGTTCTTATCGGGAAGTACCTTAACGGATGCGCTGTGAAGCCTCTGCACGAGCCGCCTACAAACTACGAAGACATCACGTTCACTGCTGGATCCGGCGAACGCGTCCTCATCTCTAGGGACGAGGCCGATAAGCCTAACGCAAAGTACGCGATTGTCCCGTTCCGGTTTGCCATGACTGACCGTCGCCGGGCATTCGCCAAGAACATTGTTATCGTTGACGACCTCGAGCGGCGAGATCCTCACATCATTGTCGACTCGCTCGCTGTCGGATCTGATCCGAACTTCATCCCGATCGCAGCCTCGTCGATTCTCGGCCTCGATCTCACGGTCTACGTCACCGACCTCTGACATTCATCAACCTCCATATTTTCAAGAAAGAAGAACAACCATGTCCATCAAGAACACCATCAAGCTTGCCATCAACTGGGTCAAGACCCACCCTCAGATCCTGATCACGGGCCTGGGCATCGCAGCCTCCGTTGCGACCGCCATCACCTCTGGTAAGGCCCACGCCAAGGCTATTGCCGACGACAACGGCGCATCCAAGAACCTGCTCGACTTCGCCAAGCGCAACTGGATGACCTACGTTCCTGCCGCCGCCAGCCTCGGAGTCACGATCTTCGCGATCGTCTCCCTCCACAACGTCACCTACAAGAAGTACCAGGCTCTCGCCGCCGCGTACTCCATCTCTCAGATGAACGTGTCTGAGCTCCGCAAGAACGTGCTCGAGCAGGTTGAGGTCATCAAGAAGGGTGGCAAGCCTGCCGACAAGAAGGCTGCCGAGAAGAAGCTCCCCGAGGGCTCGATGGTCATTTTCGGTGACGAGGAGGTCCTGTGCAAGGACGCCATCACCGGACGCACCTTCCGTTCGACCGCGGAGAAGATCCGTGGCTACTGCAACAACATCTCTGAGGACCTGCTGAACTTCGGCCCTTGCCCTCTGAACGACTTCTACGCTCAGATCCACGTCGGTGAGACGGGCATTGGCGACGAGCTCGGATGGGATGGCGGCGTGACCGTCAAGCCTGAGTTCCGTCCGGTGCTGCTCCCCTCTGGCTCCCCCGCGATTGAGGTCGCGCTGACGCCTGCTCCTCAGCCGAACTGGTTCAAGATCGGTTGAAGAGCTGTGACCAAGGAGAATAAGGTCACTTTCACAGACGAGCCAATCGAGTATTCTGACCCTCCAGAATACTGGCCAAACACAAAATACGGGCGTCCTAATGAGAACTAACCCTCAAGAAAGGACCCCCTCCCATGTACACCTTCGGAATCATGCTTGGCTTCTTTGGCGTTTGCTGCGCCCTCGATCCCAACCGTGCCCGTAAGAAGGCATACAAGAAATCCCAGAACTGAGACCACCTCAACCCTATAACCCCTAACACGGGTTATAGGCTTTGTCCAAACTGAAAGGCAGTCACTACAATGGAAACCTTCGGTACTATCATCATGCTCATCATCATCCTCGCCTTCATCACCTTCATGATGATCATCAACGCGATCACCAAGATCCTCGGTGGAGGTACTGGCAAGATCGCCGCTACCGGCTTTGTCGGCTTCCTCCTTCTCAAGACCTTCGGCCCGAAGCTTGAGAAGTACATCGAGGAGTACCGCAACCGCCAGAACAAGTGACCACCCGAAACTTAATATTTGAAAGGAAGGAACCAATGAACCGCGCACTTGTGTCTATTGGCATTGCCGCAGCTGTTGTCTGCGGATCCACCGCCCCTGCCTTTGCGGCAGACAACCCCATCGACGCCAAGATCACCGCCATTTCCTCGGGCAGCTCCCAGGTGTCCTCGCCGGTGACTGTCAAGGGCTCCTGGTCTACCAATAAGCTCGAGGTCGGACAGACTTTCACGGTTACGTCAGACGTCATCAACTGGGCTTACGACTTCCCGTTCGCGGTCGACTCCGGCGACAAGATCGGCTCCTGCAAGACTGACAAGGGAACGCTCACCTGCACGGTGGATAACGTCCCGGATGCGGTCGCCAACAAGACCGATATTTCGGGCACGTGGTGGACCACCGGGCGTCTTCAGGAGTATGTCGTCGGCAAGAAGTCCGGCGAGATCCTCATCGGCAACCGGGCGTACCCGTTTACCTTTGGCGATAAGGATTGGGACGGCGTCTGCGACAACGACTGCTCCGGCGGTCACTACGAAGACGCCAAGCCCGAGAACTCGAAGTGGGGCTGGGTCAATCCCGATGGTACTACCTCTTGGATGATCGCTTGGATCGTCGAGCCCGGGACTAAGTACAACGTCCACGATGGCTACACCAAGCTGAGCACCTCAGTCAAGTGCGCCAAGGGTGACACCTGGGATCCCAACACGACCGTGTATATCTCGGCGATTCGGGTAAACGACTACACCATCGAATTCACCGCACCCGAGGGTGTGAAGACGTGCGTCACATACACCCCTGAGCCGATGGCTACTCCGGCTGGCGCCAAGACTGCAACTAACATTGCCTATGTAAACAGCACCAAGCTAGAGCGTACGATCGATGTCACGGTAAACGGCGGGACGACTGGAGATGGGACCACACCGGCTCCTGTTCCGAGTCCTTCGCCTTCAGCGACTACGCCTGCGCCGAACCCGACCACGACAACGCCCGTGCCGCTGCCGTCTCCCTCTGAGACGCTCATTCCTTCGACCCGACCCACGAAGTCGGCCGAAACACCCAAGCCTAGCGAGACCAAGCTCGCTAAGACCGGATTCGATCCTGGTATTCTGATCGCTCTGGTACCCCTGACCGCAGCATTCGGCGTGGTCATCTACCTCGCTTCTCGAAAGGAAGACATCTGACATGCAGTCCATCAAGGTCAAGTACACCAACTTCTTCGGAGAGGAAACGGAGGAGACCCTCCACTTCCATCTCTCCAAGGGCGAGCTCATGAACATGGAGCTCCGCCGCACTCCGCTCTCTGCCAAGATCGCTCTCATCAACGGGGGCGAGGCTTCCGCCATGGACGCGTACAAGCTCCTCTGTGAGTTCGTCGCCAAGGCATACGGCGAGCGCTCGGAGGACGGCAAGCGATTCTTCAAGGATGACCGTGCGACGAAGGCATTCATGTCTTCGCCGGCATTTGACGCCCTTCTGGATAAGCTCAGCAACGATCCCAAGTTCTCGAACGGGTTCCTTGCCGGCCTCTTCCCCGATGACATCATGGGTAAGGCCAAGAAGCTGATCGAGGAGCACCCCGATGCTTCTCTCGAAGAGCTCCGCAAGATGGCTGAGGCGAACTGATGGCGGACATCGTCCCTATCGAGCCTACTCGGCCCACTGAGGTCTCCCTCCCTGGCAACACTGATAAAGCCAAGGAGGGGGCCTCCCCCGAGAAGAAGGTTATCGCCAAGGCTAAGGTCCAGAAGAAGTCTGCCATCAAGGAAGCTCTTCGGACCTTCTTTGCTCAGGATCTCCCGGAGATTGCTGAGCATCTTGTGATTGACGTGGCCATTCCAGCTGCTAAGAACGCCATCACCGACATGGTGACTCAGGGTATTCAGCAGCTGCTGTACGGCGAGGTCGATCCAAGGCGTCGACCCACGTCTGGTTACACGTCATATTCTAGCTCGTCTCGCGTTAATCGCGGAACGGGATACTACGAATCACGTCGACCTGAACGTCGCGAACCGCGTCAGCCGAAGCCCACGAATGTGGAGGACCTTGTGTTCGACACTCGCGGCGACGCTGTTGACGTGATTGAATTCATTGCTGAATCCATCGAACAGTACGGCCAGGTCTCGGTTGCAGATCTGATGTCGTCCGTCGGCATTCAGCCCCGATACACTGATGAACGCTGGGGTTGGACCACAACTGATGCGTTCGAAATCCGACAGATCAGGGAAGGTTGGCTCGTCTCTGCCGATCGTCCCGAACCCCTCAAGTAACATATTCGCTCAGGAAGGAGCACATTCAAATGTCTATCACAACCGCTTTCCACACGGGCATGGCTCGCATCTCGAAGCACGCCCCCACCATTCTCTCCGTTACCGCCTCCGTTGGCGTCGTCGCAACCGGCTACCTCGCTTGGCAGGCCGGCACTCGATTCGAGGACTGCGAAGGCCGCGACTGGGATCGTCGCAAGGAGTGCATTCGCAACGCAGACCAGATTGCCGATGAGGACGTCCACAAGATCGAGATGAAGAACCGTATCCTCTTCATCCTCGACACCGCATACACCTGCGCACCCGCCGCGATTGTCGGCGCTGCCACGATTACGATGATCTACTTCTCGAACTCGATTTCGAAGAAGCGTCTCGCTGCCGTTGGTGCTGCGTACACTGCTCTCCAGACCGCCTTCGACGGCTACAAGAAGACCATGGTTGACGCACTCGGCAAGGAGACTGTCGAGAAGATCACTCGCCCAAAGCTGCCTAACGTCGGCAAGTCTGCTGAGGAGATCCTCTCGTCTGACAACAAGTCTGATGCCGCCGACGTTGTCGACGCGGTCATTGCGTCTATGCACGATCTCTCGCCTTACGCTCGCATCATCTCCGAGGAATCCTCGAACTGCTGGGATACCAGCGAGGACTACACCTCTGAAAACCTCGCAGCTGTTCAGCTCTGGGCAAACCGTCGTCTTGAGCGTAAGGGACACCTGTTCCTGAACGAGGTCTTCGACCAGCTCGGCCTCTCTCGCACTCGTGAGGGTGCTGTCGTCGGCTGGATCAAGAACTCCGAGGTTGGTGATGGCTACGTCTCGTTCGGTAACTTCGACGCGAACACGTACCGAGTCCCGAGCGACGACTACACTCGCGTGGACACGAACTTCATTATCGACTTCAACGTCGACGGAATGATCTGGGACAAGATCTGACATGCACTACACATCCTGGCTTATCAAGCGAGGGTGTCTCGAGAACTACTCGGAGCTTGCTTCGGTGTGGGATGAACTCGATTTCGTATGGTATATTCCTGAAGACGAAGATAAGGCCATTCAGGCTCTTCGTATGCGGGACGAATACTGCTACGAAACGGGTATGCCCTCTCCGAGGCAAGCTCCGGTTTCGTTCCTCGAGGTCTTCGTGAGCATTACCGATACCTTGACTGCTATGCTGTATCAGGATCGGGAATCGTTCACGAAGTCCATTCTTCTGAATGTGGGCGCTCGTTCATTTTCTGACGACGGGCGCCTGCCTTCAGAGATTCATGAGGAGGCCCTGATCATTGCCGAACGTGTGATGTACAGGACCTACTCTAGGAACGGAACCGGAGGCCTATTCCGCATTCCGGGGGTGGATACTCTAGAGATGCCCCTAACGACCCAAATGATACAGTGGGCCAACTTGTATGATCCGTATCACTAAAAAGGAGGCCACAGGAGGTGGACTTTTACGAGATTGAAACCGTCCCTATGAGAGGGCAAGCGGGTATGATGGAAGTCATCCCTAGGTTCATAAATCTTGAATCCAGGGATATCATGATAAGAGATGGTGACTTCGTCGCCGTTTGGAATCCGAAGACTGGTCTCTGGTCTAAGCACGAATTTGACGTCATCAATATCGTAGATAATGACGTTCGAGATTATGTAGACAAGTCTGGTATCCAGAATCTATTCCCGCGACTCTGCCAACGGGATGCTGACGGTGTTTGGAGACAGTATCGACAATGGTCTAAGAATATGGTCAATACAGATCATCCAATGGACCGAACACCGGTTTTTGCAAACACTCCGATTCGTCAAGAGGACCATGTCTCGTATCGTCTCCCATATTCTCTTGAAGATGGGGAGCCGATCTGTTGGATGAAGCTGGTCGATACTCTGTACGACCCCTCCGAACGTCAGAAGATCGAATGGACTATCGGTTCGATTCTTACCGGCGATTGTAGAAAGATCGACAAGTTTCTTGTCTTTTACGGCGATCCCGGTTCTGGTAAATCCACCATCTTGAATGTAATGCAGCAGCTCTTCGGAGAATTCTGCGTACCATTTGATTCGGAATCACTAGCCCAACGGAATAATGCATTTTCGCTTAGCGCGTTTGCAGATGATCCTTTGGTGGCCATCGAACATGACGGCGACTTAAGTCGAATCGAGACGAACACGCGTCTTAATTCGATCATCTCGAACGAGATTCAGCTCGTCAACGAGAAATTCAAGAAGCCGCGATCTGTGCGCATCTCAACAATGTTGATTATGGCATCGAATAACCCCGTCAAGATCACTGACGCAAACTCTGGTATTCCTAGACGTTTACTAGATGTCTCGCCATCGGGCAGACGTCTATCGATAGATGAATATACGAGCGTCATGGACGGGGTGCATCAGGAACTCGGAGTCATCGCCAAACACTGCATCGATGTATATCGTAGTCTTGGACCAAATTATTACCGAAACTACAGGTCTCGGACAATGATCTCGGAAACTAACCCGGTATATAACTTCGTCACTGAGGTATATGACGGATGGGGTCCAGAGGACAAGATCACTCTCGCCAAAGCATATTCCGACTATAGGGATTATGTTGAAGAAACTGGCATACAGTTTCGGATGCCCAGGTACCGATTCAAGACTGAGTTTCGTCGATATTTCCGGGAGTTCCACGATCGAATAATGATCGATGGCGTACCATATCGGAGCCTATTTGTAGGTTTCCGAAACGATAGGTTCGAAAGTCAGCCCGCATCGAAGTCGCCCGTAAAAAGCGAGAATTGGCTTGAATTAAATACCGATGGCGCATCCATATTCGACGAGTATTTTGGTGGTTGCAAGGCTCAATACTCATCGAAAGATGGAGTGCCTCGAAGGGCTTGGCAATATGTCGGTACGACTCTACGCGATATCGTACCCGTCGAGGAACACTATGTACTCATGCCAGAAGAGTACATCTGCATTGACTTTGATCTGAAAGGAGACAATGGTGAAAAAGACCTCAATGCTAATCTTCGCGCTGCTAGCGCTTGGCCTCCGACGTATGCGGAAACGTCGAAAAGCGGCGGCGGCCTCCACCTCATCTATCGATATCCTGTCGATAAGGATACCCTTGCTGAATATTCGCCTGGAATTGAAATCAAACGATTCCGAGGGAACGCGTCTCTTCGGCGGCGACTGTCCCTTCACAACAGCCGAGGTATCGAGGATTATCCGGGAGACCTCCCCACGAAGGCTCCCAAGATGATCAATGTGAAGCATATTCAGGACGAGAACCATCTCAGGTCTCTCATCGCTAAGGCGCTTCGTAAAGAAGTGCATGCCAACACCGCTCCCAATGTCGACTTCATTAAGAGTATTCTCGATGAGGCCTACAAGTCTGGAATCACATACGACGTCACCGACGCTCGCAACGCCGTGACCTCTTTCGCAATGTCTTCGACAAACCAGTCGGATCGCTGCCTAAAGATGGTCCAGCAGATGCACTTCATATCTGAGGACAAGGCGGAGGTCGCAGAGGACGGAAACGGACGCATCGCGTTTTACGATGTCGAGGTTTTCCCGAACCTCTTCGTCATCTGTTACAAATTCCCGGGCGAGGAGGTTGTCCATTTCTGGACGAATCCGTCGGCCAAGGCAGTGAAGTCGTTGTTTGATCTTCGGTTGATTGGTTTCAACAACCGGAAGTATGACAACCACATCATGTACGCGGCATCTCTTGGATATTCGAATGCGGAACTCTTCGAGATCTCGCAACGGATCATCAACAACGAGAAGAATGCAACGTTCCGTGAGGCGTACAACCTCTCATACACGGATATTTACGACTTCTCGACGAAGAAGCAATCACTCAAGAAGTGGGAGATTGAGCTCGGGATCAAGCACCAGGAGAACAACCTGCCTTGGGACCAGCCAGTTCCTGAGGGTCAGTGGGACGACGTCGTTGAATACTGCAAGAACGATGTTAAAGCCACTGAGCTGGTGTTCAACCATCTCGCTAGTGACTGGGGCGCTCGCAAGATCCTTGCGGAGCTCTCGGGTCTGAGTGTCAACGACACCACAAACCAGCACACCTGTGCTCTGGTGTTCGGTAAGGAGCGTCGACCTGACAAGTCGAAGTTCGTTTACACTGACCTCAGCGAGATGTTCCCGGGGTATACCTTTGACAAGTTCAAGGGTTCATCCTACCGTGGAGAAGATCCGGGGGAGGGTGGCTACGTATATTCGGAACCCGGATATTACGAGAATGTTGCCCTTCTCGATGTCGCGTCGATGCATCCGACGTCGATTGAGCAGCTCAACTTGTTCGGTCCCTATACGCAGCGTTACAGCGAACTCAAGCAGGCTCGTGTGGCGATCAAGCATAAGGACATGGACGCGTTGAGTAAGCTCTTTGACGGGCGGCTTGTGGAGATCGCGAAGAACTATGATCTCGACGAGCTTGGCAAGGCACTCAAGATTCCTATCAACTCTATGTATGGGCTGACGAGCGCCAAGTTCGACAACCCTGCATGGGATCCTCGGAACGTCGACAACATTGTCGCAAAGCGGGGAGCTTTGTTCATGATCGATCTCAAGCACTATGTGCAAGACGAGCTCGGTCTGACAGTCGCTCACATCAAGACGGACTCTATCAAGATTCCCGGGGCCACGCCTGATGATATTCAGAAGGTGATGGACTTCGGGAAGCGATATGGGTACGACTTCGAACACGAGGCCACCTATGCTAAGATGGTTCTCGTGAACAAGGCTGTGTACATTGCAAGGTACGCATTTCCTCACGAAGGTGAATGGACTGCTACTGGTAAGCAGTTCCAGGAACCCTACGTGTTCAAGAAGCTCTTCACGAAGGAGCCTATTGAATTCGAGGATTACGTCCAGACCAAACAGGTCAAGACCGCGATGTACCTACGATTCCCTAGTAGTGGAGATCACTTCGTCGGCAAGGTCAGTGCGTTTGTGCCGATCAAGCCTGAACGAGGTGGCGGCGAGCTACTACGGATGAACAACGAAGGCGAAATCAAAGACGCCGTCGTTGGGACAAAGGGCTATCTCTGGAAGGAAGCGGAGATGGTCCGATTCATGCATCAGGAGCAGGACGTCGATACGTCTTACGCCGAGATGCTCGCCGATGAGGCAAAACAAGCGATCGAACAATTTGTCGATCTTGAAACACTGTGCCGCTGAGAAAGGAAAACATCATGGCATTCAACAACACCCCCTCTGATCTGGTTATCGAAGACGCTCGTCTGCTCTTCACGAACTTCGCCGGCTCTCCGACGCGATTCAACCAGGAGGGAGGCAAGCGCGAATTCTCGGTTGCGATCCCCCTGAACCTCGTCGAGGATCTCGAGCGAGATGGATGGAACGTCAAGTACCGCAAGAACCAGGATGGCGAGTTCGATCCCGAGCGTCCTTACCTCGGAGTCAAGGTCTCGTACAAGTTCCGCGCGCCGGCCATCTGGCTGGTTACTGGCGGTCGCAAGCAGCTCCTCAATGAGGACACTGTTGGGACCCTTGACAACATCACGATCAAGACCGCTGATGTGGTCATCCACCCGTCGGTGTACGACGTCCGTGGTCAGAAGGGTATCTCCGCTTACGTCAAGGAGCTGTATGTCGTGATGGACGACGAGTCGGCTTCGTTCGCCGCGAAGTACGCGGATCTCGACTGATCATATTTTAAGGCGGGGGGGTGGGCTGTAAAAGGTCTGCCCCCCGTCTTAGATGAAAGGAGTTACCACATGTTCGTCGAAGACTCTGAAAACTGGTCGACCGTACCAGGCTTTGCGCACTACGAGGCAAACCGTCTCGGTATGATCAAGCGTAAGGATACTGGCGTAATCCTGAAGCCGTTTAAGCGTCGTCACGGCACGTCACGCTATGTTCGGCTCTACACAACTCCCGGCGAGGCTCGAGAACGTTCGGTCGCGTCGGTGATCTGGGCCGCCTTTTACAAGAGGTGGCCCGACAGGGGTCTCTATGTCTGTCACGCAGACGGAGACCTTGAGAACAATTCGATCGACAACCTATTTCTGGGGACTCGATCGGATGTCCGAAAAACACAGAGGCGTCGAGATGATCTCATCTGGGCGCAGCTACAAGAGGAAGGAGAACTGGTTCTATGAGTAACTGGTTCGAAACCATTGTTCCGAATGACCGTACATGGTCGCAGGATCACCTCCAACCCGTGAAGACAGTTAAGAAGGGTGGTGCGACTGATATCGCGCGTTACCTTTCCACTGTACTTGAGCACACGGATGATCCTGCTCTTAACGGCGATAACTTCACCGCTATCGTCAACGTCAAGAACGGCTTCATCCCGGCTAACGGCGACTATGCCGGCTTCTCGATTCAGATCGAGGGAATTGTCATGGGCGAGAAGGTCAACAAGACTGTCAATGGTAGTAGCGACCCCGTGGCTACGGAATACGTATGGTACGTTCGCAAGATCGTTTTCTTTGTCGATGGTCGGTCTGCTACTGACACCACCAAGGAAACTGTGGTCGACGCCGGCGATGACTGGATCATGCGCGCCATTACACACGGTGATGAGCCGGAACCCGGATTCGGCAAGGGCGCTAAGTATGGCTCGTGGTGGGCCAACAACGCTGAATTCAACCCAAAGATTAAGACTACTTGCCGGGTCTC